TAATAGCATTTCTATCGCCCACCAGGAGCGAGTCCGCATCAATCGTCTTATTTACGATCAAACTTGATATAACCCGATCTAATGCCACACCCTTTTTAAGAAGAGTTTTTGATGTAAGCATATCTTCTTCTTTGGCAGTCATTTGCTTAATTTCAATTGCCGTCTCGCCATGAAGAGGATGCCCCTCATGATAGTGTCGGCCGCCAGATGGCAGTTCGACGAATTCTGTCGGCACTACGAAGGAGAAGCCTCCTTCTCCCATTATGTGAGCAGGAGGGTTGGTATCCTGCTGCTGAGTTCCGCCTAAGCGGTCCTGATTTCTAGACAATATACACCTCTCGTTTTAGCTATTTGTCATCATATAATCATGTATTAAAGAATTGGTTGCCGCCGCCGGCAAGGGCCACAGACTTACCTTTGGTTTCCACGCTAGCCCAGTCGTACATTAATTCGACGGTAGCTGTTGAAAGCTCATCATCTCCGTACGAAAGCTCGCCGAGCTGTACATCTTTCACAAATGCGTTCTTGAGTGTCCACGTTTCAAGCGGGTTACCGTCAGAATCAATTTGGGTGATCATCACTGCGCCTAGTGCGCCAGCAGCCTTCGCTTTAGAGATAGATCCTAAAGAGGTAGCGTTTGTCGGTGGAGAATAACCCGATTGTGTAAGGATATCAGCAAATGTGGCAGTAACGTCCGGACTGACCGGATCAACCATCACAACACTAATTGTGTTCCAAGTGACAGCACCTGGATAATAAAACTTATGATTAAGATAACTATGCTCAACGTTTTCAATCGTAAAACTTGGCTTTGTTACAGACTTAGCATACCATGCTAAGGCTCCGCCCTGCTCGTCCTGAATTCCCTGAAATTCTATCGTAAACCTAAAATTTCTTTTAGGGTCTTTGAGGGTTACGTCCTCTCCGAAATTTGTTGACCAAAATGGCATGATTTGGATTCTCCTGTTTCTAAAATAAGTAGTGAGGGAATTAAATTCCCCCTATGTTTTAATCATCAAATGATGCGCCGGTCGAGGCAACCACAAAATCAATTGCGATAAACTCTATTGCGCGGGCGGGCTTAATCATAATCTTAGCATACAAGATGTTCTGATCAATAAGATCAGGGGTTGTTGTACTCTCGTCAAGAATCAATCGATAATCGGTAATACCGTATCTTGTCTTAACATTTGCCAAGAATGGCTCAATAAGTCCCTTAAATCTGTTCCATGTAGCCTGCACATTTTGCTCAAAGAGAATCTGTGTGGATAGAATGGAAATTTGCTTCTTCATGTAGATCACCAATCTGCGTACATTGATTCGATCAAGTGCAGATTGACGTTCTTGAAGTGTCTTCTGTCCGAATAATACAATTCCTGAATTCGGGAATGATGCAATCGGGTTAATACGTGATTCGTATAACGTGTCACGGTCTTTCGATGTTAGCCTCTGTGTTACACCCGTAATCGGGATGCCTGCGGCGCCGTCAGTGAGTCCGCCGCGGTTGAAGCCGGCTGGTGCGAACCACACGTCTGTCTTAGCCTGTGAGCTAGCTAGAACACCCATCATAGCAACCGTAGGTGGAATCCACAGAAGCTGACCGGTGCTATCGTCACGGGTTTGTACCCATGGATAGAATGTAGCGCCGTAAGAAGAATCAATCCTTCTGTCCTTAAGCTCGCGAGAGGCTTGAGTAGCATCCGTTCCAATTCTGCTGGCTGCAGAAGAGTAATATTGCTCATGATTCGGGATATACACGTTTGGCAGGTCAATGAGGGCCAGTGCGTCAGCTCTCTCTTCACAAACATCAACCATGTGTTCTGTTAGTGAATCTAGTGTTAGACCGGGAACCGCCAGCATATTCATGTTAAGCGCCTCTGGATCGGAGACCGTGTCAATCGCTCTGCGATATGTATGATATACATAGCTGTCGTCTTCGGTGGAAGTGCTGGACATTCCATTGTTATAGAGAGGATCGGGTAATGTGATATCGAACCCATCAGATCCTCCCCAGAAAGGCGCAGTAAATCGGTTGTATCCTGCATCTAACAAGTCTGTGTATGACGATGATGTCGCTGATTCCTCGATTTTACGAGAACCGGATTGATAGTAGTATGCTGTGCTTCCGCTGATTCCAATATCATCCAGGCTAAACACATATTCATATGCGTTAACTCCTTTCACCAGATACTCTCCGGTTGTCGGATCGCCCGGGAAATTTGCATAAATTAGATTCATGTAATCGCCTACACTTGCATCTGGACTAGTTGATGTTTGACTTCTTGTGGTAGAGTGCCCCCAATATGCGTTGGTCGGATCTTTTAGTCCGCCATCAGATGCTGACATTCTTAGTGAAGCACTTGGGAACGACAGAGTTCCTGTGAGTGCGTTGGACAGGAGGTCGGTGGCCGAGGTGGGCATCGTGCCGTAAGCACCCGAGAGGAAACCACTTCCCCAGCCGCTTGCAGTGCCGCCGATGCCTTGTACCCCAGCAATGACGGACGCGCCGCCAACCACGAAATAGTCAGCCAGTCCGGAATAGCCTGCCGCCATGCTTCCAGTTCCGGAGATACCGGTAATGGTTGCGGGGCGAGGAGGGCCGAAGTAACCAAACGGAAGCAGAGTTGTTTCTGTTGCGCCGGCGTCCACTGAACTGTCCATATCAACATATATGAATTTGGAAGCGTTTGAATAGTCGCCGTACTCTTTTAGTGTCTTCGTTACTGAATCCCACTCGGTATATCTATTACCGATCTTGCGCGCAATATAATTAGAAGATTTTGGGTCTAAGCTAAGAAGATCAAAACGTTCTAACACAACAATCTTGTTGTCTGTGTCTCTTAAGTCTCTTAGGACCACTGAAAACGTTCCATATGCATCCGTCGTTCTTGAAGACTGGCGAATTTTCTCAATTGAAACTTTCACATTTTTGTGCAGCCATTCACCATGGCCGCGGCCAACGAGGCGGAAAAGCTTCTGCATGTTAGCTGGCTCGAAACTTGTCGGAGTTCCGACGTCTTGTCCGATGAACCACCCTGCGACGGCTTCTCTTGCTGCTTGCTTTTTCATGTTGCTAGGATCATAATCGGCATCGATACCGGCACCATACGAAGACTCATTGCCTAATCCTAGAATCACACCAAATAACGTTGTGTCTGTAGCGTATCCTTCTCTGCGTAATGCTTGCTCGTATGTCTCTCCAAGCCAGTAGTCTTTTCTTGTGCTAGCCGGGTAAAATGACGAGGCGTTAGTATTAGCTAATTGCGGATTGGTGTTAAACTTCTTGCGCAAGAATGTTTCTTTAGAATCATCGAGCGAGAACTTTGTAAATTCTTCAGTTTGTGATCCAGAAGCCACTACAGTAAATAGTCCACTTGCGTCTGTTACTATTACTTTACCGACGCCTCTTGCTGTTCTCGTGGTGGCTCCGTGGGCTAAGGCTCCACTTAATTCAAGTCGTCCATCATTAAGATACCACACTGCAGCTAAAATGCCGGTGCCGATGTCTTGAGTTGAACCGCTCTGGAATACCCACAGTCCATACGCACCGCCGTTTGTGGCTGGGGATGTTGTGATGCGGTTGGCGGTCTTCCAACCTGCAGCTGCAGCGCCGCCGACGGATTTACCGGTAGTAGTTTGTTGACCCAAGAGTCTCACATATGTGAGAGGGGCGACATTTGATCTCAGGAACGCCTTTGCGGCGTATGTACCATACATCGGCGACTGGTAGTTACCATATCGTGATATGTCTCCGCCGCCATTTCCAGGCACGGTATCTCCAAAAACTGTCACGAAATCGGAGTAGGATTCAATCTGGATTGGCTGCATGGCCAGTCCTCTGCGGGATCGGCCAACAATGACCGGTCCAATGTTTTGTGCCGTTTTAGGAACAAAGGAGTTATCTATCTCGTTGATGAATACTCCGGGAGATACAAACTTAAAACTTTTTACTGACATTATCCGTCCCTCTTAGTGATTAATGTATTTAAATGCTTACGCAATCATGAATAAATAGTATTTTTAATCCCAAAGACACTTCCTGAACTGCTTTATGGTGTAAAAAAGTCTTCGGTGCCCGGGAACGGTGTGCTTTCACGAGGATAAGTTAGTTCCACAACGTTCTCATCTACTCTGACAATTGGGCGATCGTCGTTCTCACCTTCGCCCATCAGGTAGCCCAGAACCCTAATTGTTATCTCACTCGAAAACATTCTCATATCTTCATTTAGATTGGAAACATTATTATTATGTGCGAAACTTTGTTCAATAAACGCCTCATATAAGTGGCCGTTCCTTTTCATGGTAAAAGCATTAATTTGTCCTGTTCTCACGATGAAGGGCGCTAACAACTCATTCATCTGTTGTTGATACTCTGTTTTTAATGTTATCTTATAATCAACATTAACATAAACTGGTATTGGGATTGAAAGGGTCTGTATAACGATCTTCTTATTTATTCTCGGAGAATTTAGCTGCTGGGATCCAATAGTCTTATTACGAGTGGCTGCAGCGACTGCAAAATTGCGTGTTTTGTCTTGCTTTATTCTTTTCGCCAGGACCATCCGTCCGATCCTGCCATTCATGTCATATGAATATGTATGCGCCTGATATGCGCCCTTTTTGGAAGGGTCTTTAGTGATAGCGGTCCTTTCAACACTAATAAGGGGCAATTTAAGGGCCCCGCCGTCGTCTCTCAGCTCCTTTTCGTTCTTTACTTGAAATGCTCTCTCAGGTGTTTGCCACAAGACCGGCACATTGACAAAGCCTTCGTTTGTGGTGGCACTTAAATCTAGATCTTTTTTAATCCACGAAACAATAGTATAATCAATATTCTCTATATTAGATGCCTGCATACCTATTTCTTTAAGAGTGGTCTTAGACGTACCAGGCGGTAATTGTGCAAAATCAAAGTTATCAGGTAGCATCGAAAAGTCCCTTTCTGGCGCGACGGCAGCGAGCAGCAATCTCAAAACTATGGTCGACTTGACCAAAAAGCTTTTTAGGTTCTGATAGTTTAACTATCTCGTAATAAAAATCTCCATACAAAACAAAGTCGCCTTCTCGGATGTATAGATCTTGATCTTCTGTCAATCTTCTACGATGGAAGTGCACGTTTATCTCCCATGTCTTATCAAT